TGCCCCAGAAGGTTTCGTTGCAGTCGATAGGCTGTCAAACAAAGCACTCAAACTGGTGGACAGATTAGAGTTTTCAATGCAGAACTTTACTGCAACAAAGAACTGGGACAAATAAAAAGGAGAACCCAATGACATTAGCATTTTTAAGCGAAACACTAGGAACCGTTTGGTGGAGTATTCTCTGCTTCGGTGCAGGCGCACTTATCGGTGTACCCCTATTCAACTGGCTCCGTTCTAAGGCACCTTGGAATAAATGAGCAAATCAGTCAGAACATTTCTGAATGAAGACACGAAGGCTATCGTTGTAACCTTCGGACGATTTCAACCACCCACGATTGGTCATAAAAAACTAATCGATGCGGTGGTTGCAGTCGCCCGTAAGGAAAGAGCGGAGCATCGAATCTATCCTAGTCGCAGTCAAGATAAAAAGAAAAATCCACTGCAACCAAAGGACAAGGTTCGCTTTATGAAGAAAATGTTCAAGGGTGCAAACATCATCGACGATGATGATATTCGCAATCCCTTTGCAATGATGAAGAAACTATCCGACGAAGGATACAAGAAAGTTATTCTTGTTGTCGGTGGTGATAGAGTCAGTGCATTTGACAAACAGATTCGACCATACATCGGACACAAAGACCCAAACAAGCGTTACGACTTTGACGAATTCAAAGTAGTAAGTGCAGGAGAACGCGACCCTGATGCAGAAGGCGTCGAAGGTATGTCCGCATCAAAAATGAGAGCGGCAGTAGAAGCGGGAGACTTTGAAAGTTTCCAAGGTGGTGTTGGTAATAAGACAGTTGCCAAACAACTATACAACGCACTCAAGAAAGCAATGGGTATTCGAGAAGAGTTCGAAGAGAACTGGAATAGACTTGTTGAACTTGAAGAGGCAAAGTCAGACCAAACACCAACACTCATTGCACTCACCAAGTCTTCATCTTCAGATGAAAAGTCTGACACAATTGTTCGAATCGAAAAGGCTTGTAAGAAGAGAGGCGTTTCTTTCTTCCCCGTACACACCGACCACGCATTCGTAGTTGACAAGGATTTGGAAGATAATGAACTTGTCATTCATAACTACAACGGAGAAGGAAAAAACATTCGACTCAAGACAGACAACACAATCTGTTTGGTTCGTGGTGGTGCTTTGGTAGACAACGCTGGAATGGGTTTAGCGAAGGTGATGCAGGAATCTGGAATGTTCACCGTGAACGACCTAGAGGCGATGAAGTTCTGCCAGAATAAACTTAGTACGGCACTGGCACTTGAGCAACATCAAATTTCTTCTCCTAGAACAGCCTTTATCAACAACGAAGATTCCATTGACATCGCCTTAGAAAAAATCGGCGGTCAGTTCCCTGTCATCGTCAAGACAATCACGGGTGCTGAAGGTATCGGAGTGATGAAGATAGAGTCTCAGGAGTCCCTGAAGAGCGTCCTACAGACTCTCTGGAAGCAAGAAGCGGAAGTCATCATTCAGGAGTATATCGAAATTAAGTACGATGTACGCACCCTTGTACTGGATGGTAAAATCATCGCCTCGGTGAAGCGTATCAAAGGCGGAAAGGACTTCCGAACAAACAAGGCTCTTGGTAATGATACCGAGCCATATAAACTCAGCCAAGCAGAACGAGACTTGGTGATGCAAGCGTATAAAATGTCAGGCTGTTATTTTGCTGGCGTTGACCACATCACAAACAAAGGTACTCACTACATTCTAGAAGTGAACGGTTCGCCTGGTTCTGGTGCGGCTCCATATCACGGATATGAGCCAGAAAGAAAACTTTCTAGCGATGCTCTGATTAAGCGTATACTCGACCACATTCTCAACAAAGAAAACTGGAAGTACACTGCAAAGGAAATTGGTTATGTTGAATACATTACCATTGATGGAGTGGGAAGAGTAAAGGCAAAGATTGATACTGGTAACGGAACAGTGAATGCAATCGGAGCAACCGATATTAAGAAAGAAGGTAACAGCGTTTCCTTCAAGGTTCTTGGTAAGAAATTTAAGAAGCCAATTATCCAAACTCAAAACATCAACATAGGTTCTGGTAATTTCGAAGAAAGACACATTGTAGAATTTGATGTAAAGTTCGGAAGAAAAGAGTTAAAGAATATACGATTTAATCTTGCGGACAGAACCGACAATAACTATTTGGTTCTTATTGGTAAAAGTTTCTTGGAGAAACTTAACTATAGTGTAAACGTAGCAAAGACATTTACATTGTTGATGCCAAAAAAAGAAAAGAAAACAGTACTCGAATCAGTAAATGTCAACTTTGGTTTTGAGTTACTAGAACTATAAATAACATTATGGAGAAACAAAAATGACAAATCCCTTTTTTAATAAACCAGATAATGTCACTAACGATATCGCTGACATTCTCAACAAACATCGTCAAGACAAATTCGATGCTATTCCAGATGCAGTAAAAGATGCCGCAAAGGCTGCTGGTGCTGAACTTAGAGGAATGGGACGACAACCAGTCGAGACTAGAAATTCGGTATACAATAAGCACTTCACAAAGGCTGTCGGTGATAGTTCGCATACCGCGTCAACTCGTCAGAGTTTCGAAAAAATGGCAGACCAGGAATTTAACACGCCACCCGCAGAATGATTTTGGAAATGGTGAAACCTTTGAATAATGATAATTATCTTTTGTTTGCAATGAAACACTATGACAACCCTCAGTGTGTTAATATCGAAGAGTTTCACGACGATTTAAATAGAACAAAATATTTAAAACGATTATTTAAGAAATATGAAAACAGTAAAGTTTTAAAGGAAAGATTAATACTAAATCATTTAATAATTCTGAATAATGTTTTTGGGGTAGAATCTTCAGCAAGAATATTATTTTTTAGAATTGAGGAAGAATACCATTCATTACTAAAGACGTTTTTAGTTTATCTGAATTGCCTTCCAGAAAAAGAAATACCAGAAGTAGATTTGATTGCAATACCACTCGAACACGAAGTAATGAAAATACTGAGAGAGATTTAATGGGACTAGGACTAGTTGATACATTTTTGGCTTACAAGTTTATCAAAATGCTTGCGACTCCGTGGAAGAAGATGGATGCGTACAAGATGGGCATTATTGATAAAAAAGGTAAACGCATCAAGTCCAAAGAGGCTGACGAGGCGGTAAGGAAGGCAGGCTCGAAATATACCAACATCCATAAAGTAGTCATCAACATTAAAAGATTAGTTTCTATGGTTCCTGGCGGAAAGACAAGACTCGGTGGTGCTGCCGCGGCACTTTGGTTGCTACGCGAAGAAGCGAAAAAGATGAATGCGGAAAACGAAGGAATCATCGAAGAAACTTTTTTGCAGTGGTTGAAGGATAACAATTCGGAACTAGACACCAGTATGAACGAATCATTTGGTAAACTAGATTTAACAGTAACAAAGGGTGAGTATACTCTAGACGGAAAAACTGTGGTAGTTGAAAAGGATGTAGAATCCTTCGACTCAATCCTTGGAGTTCCTCTGTTTAGAATAAACGAAGAGGTTTGTTCTTGGTATGATTTGGAGAAACAATAATGAAAGACTTCAACGAGTACATTACAGAGGGTGGTATTCTTCTCGGAAAAACTGTTCAAATGGGAAACCGAAGAGGAAGAATTATCCAAACAGTTAAGAGTGGTGCTACCAGCAGATACGATGATACCTACCTTGTAAAGTTCCAAGACGGAACCAAGATTGAAATGCACGATGTACAGATTCGTCCCTTCCTAGAATCCGTTGAACTGGATGAGGCAAGAGCAGAGGATTACAAACTCAAAAAGACAAGAAAAAAAGTTGATAAACAAGACGGTGAAGATGACATCACTACTCAACACTATGATGTTATGTTGAAGGGTAAAAAGGTTGGAACCGCCGAGGAAGATGATTACTATGGATATGTGGATGCAACTATACACGGAAAAACAATTCCTACACTCAGCGGCAGAGACAGTGCAGAGCGTCAAATCCAAAAGTATCTAAAGAGTAAGCGTGGTTCTAAGATTGTTGCCGAATCCGTTGAACTGGATGAATATCGAAGACAAGATGTTTATGCAATCGTAGACAAGAAAGGTAAAGTTGTTGCGGCGAATCTCACAAAGCAAAACGCACACAAAGAAATCTCAAGACACCGAGATGCTACGATTGTTCTTGACCCAGATGCAAAGGTTGGCGATACTCTAAAATTCTTTGCAAAGGAAGAAGCACCAACCAACTCAATGGGTGCAGGTGGTTCGCCCCACTTCGGACAAGATGGCCCTATTCAGGGAACTGATGGTGGATTAACTGGCGATAAACAAAATGAACAATTCGCAGGTGTTGAAGTTTTTGACCTTTCCCCCGAAGAATATCAGAACTGCGTAAACGGCAGAAACAAATACGAAAGATGGTCCAGAAAGTTGAATATGGAAGATGGTGCAAACCAAAGCATCCGAAGATATTCACACAGAAACCCAGACAAGGATATCATTGTTCGAGACTCAAGAACAGGAATGATGGCTTATCTGAAAAGGAAGAAATAATGAAAGCACTAGTAGTATTAATAGCAGTAATGATGGCGGCACCAGTTGCCGCTCAGGAGGCGAAAGATTATGAGAAACCTAATCGAAATGAAAACCATATTCATCAGCGTGGTGATGGCTTCGCTCCTTGGCTGCGAAGCAATCCAAGAGATAAACAACTCTCCAGAGAACACCGCTTCGACAGTCGTGGACAGCGTAAGGGAACAGAAGGAACAAACAGAAGAGATTACAGACGCGACAGGGACGATAGCAGGGACGCTAGAGAGCATCGACGCGGAAGCAGACTCGATTCTAAACGACATCGCTCTCGCTCCAGAGGACAGGAACTACAACATCGACCCGACTCTCGACAGCATCGAGGACTCAGCCGAAATTATCAAGGAAAGAGTGGACGATGCGGAAAAAGAACAGATTCGTATCGAAGAGGCTCTAGAGGATTTAGAATCGGCGAACGCAAGGGTTTCCGCCGCAGTTGGTCAGATAGAACAACTCGAAGATTTAGTCCAAGAGTACGAACAGTCCGATAGGGAAGTCCGCAAAGAAGCACTTGAGAATATGCACAGTTATATCACCCTATTTTTCGTAATAGGGTTTGGTATGCTAGTGGGTGGTGCATTCCTCACATTCTGGGTTAACGGAAAACTTGGTGGTGTTGTGCTGGCGATTGGCGTTCTCACTGTAGGTTTCGCTGCCGCATCTCAGTACTATCTTGAAGAGATTGCAATCGTAGGACTCATTGTTCTCATTGTAGGATTCTTGGCAACCATTGGTGTTGTTGGGTGGATGCTACTCAGAGGCAGAGACAACGAAAAGGCAATGAAAGAAATTGTTGGTCTGATTGAAGCGATGAAGGAACACCTCACCGACGAAGAGCGGAAAAAAATCTTCGGAGCGGGTGGAGTGGCATCTGCACTAACCAGTGACTTGACCAAGGAGATTATCGCCAAGGTGAAGATTAAGAACGGTTTCAAGAAAATCTAATTCCCTATATAGAGAGCCTTGTGAAGTTTGAGGCATTCGTGCGAGAACTATAACATCTTATATAAGGAGAATACCAATGATTGCTATTCTTCTCGCTTCGGTATTAGGCTTTCAAAATATTTCCCCATATACACCACACGAAGAAACCCCCATTGCATACTTCGACGTTGTTCCACAACAGTATGTCACGGGGGTTTTCAATATGGGCGTAGTAGCGTATCACCTAGAAGGTGTAGACCGTGTAGAGTACACGATACACCGTGAAGGATTTGTAGGTGATTGGAATCACGATGGAATTGCAGATGGACAGGACCTTGGCATTCTTATCGAGAGATGGAATCAAGGAGTTGGTGGTAGGGACTTAGGTAGACTGCTCGGCGCGTGGGGCCAGTCTATTCCTCATACACCAGAAAAAGTAGTTCGGTATGAAAGTGCTGGACACAATCGACTCAACCCACGCACTGGTGAAAAGGAGTATTGGTTTGCCCTCGATACTCGTACTCACCCTGACACAAAGATTACTGTAACTGCTGAGATATTTCCCGTTGATGGTCCTAGTCTCGTACTCGACCAGAACATTGAAGATATCTTGGGTCAACAGTATGATGCAAGGGAATATGTTCAGTGGTTGGCACCGAATCTATTCTCGAACAATGTAGGAAGATACAACGGTCCTATTTTGTATATGAGTCCTGATGGTGATGATGCAACCGCAGACGGTACAATGGAAAACCCATTCGCCAACTTTATGCCTGCACTGCGTCATTCCGTAGGTCACAACGACCCATATATGATTGTTGAGGGCACTAGATTCTATATGCTTCCTGGCGAGTACACTTTGAACAGTGGTGCATTATGTGACACTATCTGGTCGGCGTGTTCCACCGAACGAGAGGCAACAAAATTCATTAGTGTATCACCAGCGCCAGGATATGGTAGAGGTGATGTTGTTCTGGGAACTGTTCCTGGCGAATCGCTTGGTCTTGGTGGTAGAACTCCTGTTCACTTCAAGGACATTGTGTTTATGAGTGGTGAGGAACATTGGTTGAATCCAGGCAATACAATCCGATGGTATGACAACTGTACCATCAGTGGTGATGCTGACGAGTGGTGGAAGAGCAACTATATTCGTTCTTCACAACCACACTCTGGTTTCCAGTATTACACCGACTGCACACAGCAATATCAAGCAGAAGGTAACGCAGGAATCATTATGCGTAATATGCTTATGGACCACATTCATTGTGATGTTCTTGAGAAGCACTGGATTAATATGGCACTGAGTATTATGATTACCAACCACAATGTGGGTAAGGAGAATCCCAACGGATGTCACATTGACTACATTCAGATTAATGGTGGTTTTAGTTATATGTTACAGAACCGCATTATGCGAGATGTGTTTGGTAATCACTCCTGTTTACAGCAGGGTGTACACGCTTGCCCAGGCGAAGGTAATGGAATCGGTATTGCAGGTTGTGTGTGGGATACTGTTGAGTTATCTAACACTGGTGGTCTTGACCTACCACGATGCAACATCTCTGCACTCATTTTCCGATGGTGTGGTCCTGCACGCAATAATCTTTTTGTGAATTGTATGTTCCACGGGAAACCAACCGACGATGGGCAAGTCGGCAATGTTCACTCGACCACATCATACATTCGTAACTTCCCAGATGGGTCACGAAACGAAGAAGGTCCGTGGTGCGTCATCGAAACTGGCGAACTTGCAGGAGAGCCTCGATACAAGAATGTCAAGTTCGAGGATTGCTGGAACGATTGGGATAGAACAATTCCTCTGTTCCTCAAACCAGATGTTGGTGAACCGTGGGTGTTCTACGGTCCTGATGAGTTGCAGTTTGACTCAGACACTCGGGATGGTTTCAACGATAACGAGTTTGGGCCTGACCGACCTTGGTTCAGTCCAATCACTGGAATTCTTTACACACAAACGGAGTAGTATTTGAAGCAATTCATTTCTCTTATCGTGGCAACCTTCTGCGTCACTTCGGTGGCGCAGGAGGTTTGTCGTCCCCCATTAGTTTCTTTTGACGTTCATCGTCTTGAATTGAAAAACGGTTATCTACACACCACTGGTGGCGTTGCAAGAGAAACCCGTGTGATTGAAGTTGACTACATCGACAATCGTAGAATTGTAACTGACTTGTTTGACTCACAAGGCACAGTTACACTTACGAACGTAGTCAATACCGACAATCTTTCCAGACGGATTAAATACAGACACCACGTTCCAGTTCCTAGAGGCGAATACACAATATCACAACACGATACAGATTACGAAGTATGTGTCGATGAGGGTACAGTTATATTCTACACAGATGTGGTGCTTGCAAATGGTACATCACACACAAGGGACTGGATGTATACTGTGGAGATTCAAAGATACGGCGACTTCAACAACGATGGTGACATCGATGGTTATGATTTAGGAATGTTGTTTGCGGGTTGGGGTATGGATGGAGAAACAGACTTCAACGGTGACGGAACCACTGACGGTCTTGACTTGGGCATTCTATTGGAAAATTGGACTGGTTAGGAAAACCAACGGCTCATAATATTTGAGTTGTAGTATTCTCTGCTTCCGTCTTCAAGAAGCGATGTTAGAACATCTCGTTTGATTTGGTGTTCTACTTCGGAGAAGGTGAGTTCACCTCTGGTCTTGCACAGTTTCAGAACTTCAAAGGTAAACTCGTCCTTCCCCAGTTGTTCGATTTCTTTGTTGAGTTCATCACAAGAGCCAGTATACTCACGCCACTTGGATTCGGTTACTACTCGTTTCCGATTCTTTCGTCCTGCGACTTTCTTTCTTCGATAGGAATGGATTTGCTTTTTACCGATGTACTTTCTTCCTGTTCCCTTGCGAGTAATGAGATAGACAAAACCAAACCAATCGTCAGGGTCAAAGTCAGCAGGTAAGTTATTCCAATGTCCGTAAGCATTTTCCATATCCTATTTATCTTCGTCAGGCATAAAGTATACCAGTATCAATATCATCAGTATCAGGATGTTTTGGAAGTCTTCGATTCTATAACTCCCCGTATCCAGTCTTTGTAATATTCAATACTTGCACAACCATTTTCGTAAATCTTTCCACTGTCAGTTACTTGAAAGTAGGACATAATTCCTACAAGTTTATTGTCGAGGGTAACCACTGCACCACCTGAATCACCAAACCACATAGTTCCTTCGATTGGCAACATAATCATATACTGTGGTTTTCCTATCAATCTTCCATAGTACCAGAACACACCGTAGTTGCTAAATCGTTTTCTTCCTGTTCCATATCCTACTGTTGTTAGTTTCATTCTCTTGAAGGTGTAGTCTGCAAACTCAACTGGTTCTTCGTTTGAATTTGTTTCGAGAACCACAATGGCAATATCGTGTTCCAAAGTTTCCGCAACATATGTCGGATAGTAAATTACTTCTTTAACGCAATGTTCGTCACCATCAAACTCGACAAACATCAAGTCTTCTCTTCCTTCTGTAACGTGTGCCGCAGTAAGAAGAATATTTGGAGCGACCAGAACTGCACTTCCAATCAACACACCATTTGAGTGTGCGATAGAACCAATCGAAGGATAAGGGTCAAAGGGAAACTCATCCAAATAGGTGTGAGTCTGCTTTTCTTTGATTGTTTCTTTTTGTTGTGGAAGAGGTGCAGTCTGCGTTGCAGTGCAACTTGCTAAACATATTGTAGTTGCTAAGAGATACGCTAACTTCTTGAATCTCATTCCATAGAATATTTATAAGAGAAATGGCACTTTTACATAATTAAAAATTAAAAAAGTGCCACTTTTATGTTTACCTATATAGAGTATAGATTTTTGTTGATGCTTACAAATCACACAAACACGGGAGACAAACGAAATGGGAAGAATCTTCTACTGGAAGGGACAGACTGGTTCGGCACGCAATAATAATGCGAACACTGCACTGACCAATCTTAATTACGGACACAAGTATTATATTTCGGCGGCAAATAACTGGAACAATGCTTCGAACTGGGCACTAGACATCGGACAAACTGGTGATAGTGGTTATGATGAAGGTGCTGGTGGTGGTTCGGGAGAAGCAACTGATATGCCAAGATATATGATTACACCAGAAACTTGGCCAAAGGCTGGGGACTCTGTGGTTTTTGATAAACTCACAAATGTATTTTTGGACGGAGCCACTGGTTCTACTGGTGAAACTTATCCATACACTGAGTGTCTTTTCGGTGGAACAACCAACGACTATAAATGGTTTGATGGTTCCAGTACAGCGGGTAAGTTGGAAAAACTAACAATCGAAAAGGGTTACGAAGAGCAACTCTATTCTTATGGTGCAGCAATTGGGTGGGACCCGCACGGAAACGATTCAAGCGGAGTTGGTGCCCGATTGGGTATTGATATGGTTCACGGAAAGGTTGCAACATATGGTGCATCTGGTCCTAACGAAGGACTTGGATTGTATGTTGCTGAAATGATTGATAACGGAATTTCAGGACCATCTCCTGTTCACTACGACAATGATGGAGACCTGAGGTATTGGTACGACTGGTCAAGAGAACGCTCGTTTACCACTAACTTCAGATGCGACCAACTATATGTCAATGGTGCGGCTAACTACTCCTTCTACCAAGATGAAT